ATCCATAATACTATTATATATATATTATTTATATTTTATATAATTTATAAAACAATTTTCAATTTTATTTTTATTATTATTCAACATAACAACACTTTCCTTATTTTATCCTTTTATTATACAACATGTTTTATGTAGAATAACAATATGCTCCTTCACCTCGTTTTATTTCTCTTTTAATTGATCCTCTCGCAATTTGCTTAAATGCACACCATGAATGTGGTGCTCCCCAACCTTGCGCTGCAAACTTTTCATTATTATAACATAATCCATTATTACCATAATTTGTTACATGTGTTTTATGTGGAAATTCACGTGGACATTGTGATAAATTTAATGGTGGTAATTCTAATTTTTCTCCCTTTATTATATGACATAAATTAGTTGCAAGAATATATCTTGCTCTCTCACCATCAACACCTCTTAATAACATTAATAATTTTTCAGTTACTAATTTCACTATTAATTCTTCTATATAATCATCCAATTCTCTCTTTAAATATACCAATTCTTTAACTTCTGAAGGTGTTTTATCCCAAATATAATCTGAAACTGTATTATGTAAATAATGTCTTAATTCTTTAACTGATTTCATATGTAAAATTATATATTTAATATCTATATGTAATATAATATCTTTACAATTTATTTGCTTTAATAATACTGCAATTAATTGTTTTGGATTTGTTACAGCTCCAAATGCTGCAGTTAATAAACGTGGTCCCCACTTTTTAGCATCAACTATACCCTTTCTTGTTTCATCCTCTACTGCAGATCCTACATCTACTGCAGTATGTTCTACATCATCTGCAACATCTGTTGTTGTATGAGCTACTGTTGTTGCAGCATGTGATACCCAATGACCAACTGATCCCCAATGTTCTTTTATAGGTCGACGTATTAATAATAATATTATTAATATTATTATTAATTCTTTATTCATTTTTATATTTTATTATCATATTTTATTTTATTTCATTTCATTTATTTCATTTTATCCATTCAGCATTACATTTATCATTACAACAATAATATACTATTTTTACATCTTCTGGTCTAATTACATAGACTACATCTGTATTACTACATTGTGGACATTCAATATTATTTTTTCTCGGTAATGTATTATCTTTACATATATATTTCTTTAAATTTGAATTTATACTTGATAATTCTGTATTTACATAATTTCTACTAAATACACAGCTATTTTCTACATTTGTTTCTTCATTGCATTGTAAACATATATTTTTTAATCCATCTGTTATAGTATATGTTAAACTATTTCCACAATTCTTACAAAATTTCATCGTTATATACTTATTTATTTATACTATTTTATTATTTTTAAATTTCAATTTTATATATAATATTTTTTTACTAATTCATCATAGTTTAAGTTGTAGTCTTTTGAAATATGTTTTAAAATACTATATATCTTGTTATGCACTTCTTTATTTACAATGTTTTCTATTTTCTTTATTATTAAGTCCATATTTATTATTTTATTTATTCTTTATTAGTTTATATTTGTTTTAATTAATTAAATTAATTAAATTAATTAAATTAATTTATACTATAAATATTACTACTATTAAATAAAATATATTTATCATACTACAACATATAATAAACTTTGTTATATCATTATCATTATCATTAAAAGATTTCCATATTTGTCTACATATCGGACATTTATTTTTAATATTTAACCATTCTTCTATACACTTTTTATGATAATTCATTTTACATTTGCAATTAACAATAAAATCTATATTAACACTCTTCTTTTTACATTTCTCATAACATATTATACAACAATTATTCTCATTATCTTTATCATTATTTTCATTATTTTCATTATCATTATTTTCATTCATTATTCATTATTATATATTAATTATTTATTATTAATTATTAATATATAATTATAATTTTTTCCATTTTTTAAATGTATTTCCTTGTCTATTGTATTCTACTACTTCATATGTATCTCCATTACTTATTTCTATTGTTCCTAGTTCAAATAATTTCGCTGGTAATTTTGGACACTTTCTTTTATATTTTTTTGGGGGTTTTATATCTAAATTATTTAATGATTCTATAAATTTATCTGCATCTTTTTTTAAAATTTCATTATTATTATTTGTACTACTACTTGAACTACTACTTACACTACTATTATCATTATCTATACTACTTATGCTTATATCATTCTCTGTATCTATATATTTAAACTTTAAAGTATTACTATCTATTTTAAGATCCTCTAATTTCTCTCCTATTATATCAAGTTCAATATCCTTAAGTTTATCCACTTTTGATTCTTCTGATTCAATTTCTTTTAATAATTTATTTAATTCACTTTTTGCATTTTTACTATTAAATTTAATTATTCTATTTATTTTTCTATACATATATGGCGTATATTTATACTCATATTCCTCCTTTAAATGATGTTTTATTAAATTTTTATACATAACTATATTGTTTCTTATATACTCCTTTTTAAAATCAGTCATATTTTTCCTTAAATTATTTATTAGTAATTCATTTATTGATTCACAATAAACTAATTCTTTATAATATATGGCTTTTGGGTTATTTATATTTATCTTTTCATATGCTGGTTCTGCTGATAAAGGGTTTTTTAAACTTAATACCATTCCTAATAAAATATTACATACCGATAATATTGTATTACATGCTGTCCATCCTGGTCCTGACCATGTATTTATCACTGATAAACATACTTTCCCACTTCCATATAAATTTGGATGAATTCTCATATTCTCATCAGGCGATTTAAACTTAAACTTTGGTGGTGAAAAAGGATACGTTGGTGGTAATACTATATTAAATTCAAAAAAACATCCTAAATATGGTCCATCCGACCCTACTAACACTAAATCCAATTTATATATGTTCTCTTCATCATATTCCAAATAGATTCCATTTTTATTATTTTCTTCTTTATTTTTTTCATAATCTTTTAATTCCCATAAAATACGTTTTACTGTTTTAGATGTCATCTTTTATGTTATTTATTTTATAGAAATAAATAATATATTTCAATTTTACTTTATCTTATTTTCCATATTCTCTTTCCCTTGGGTTTAAATATTCCATACCTATCAATTCAAAAATATCTCTTTCTGTTTTAACACGTATTTCATCCCCTTTCTTTTTATCCACATATTTATAAACACCATATTCATTTATTGTATATCCTTGTGTATTTGCTAATTCTCTCATCTTTCTATTTAATCCTCCTGATCCTGTAAAATATAATAATGCTGGCGCAAAACTATCATATTTTATATATCTTATATCTATTCTTACATATTGCCCATTAAATAAATGACATATTCCCATATATTTTGTTAGTCCTTTTTTTGTTAAATGATCTACTAAATATGTCTTTTCTGTTAACAAATCTACTACTTTTCTTAAGTAATCATTATATTTTGGTTCTTTACATGTAAGTAATATATCAATATCTCCTGACGTTTCCCGTACTCTTCTATATGATCCACATATTTCCATTATTAATTCTGGATAATATTGTTTTAATAAATTTTGTAAGACTGATTCTATATTTGTTATATCTATATATGATATTCTTCTTCTTAAATCATCTATATACTTTAGCCCTATTAACATTTCATCTGTTAATTTTATTATACTTTTATTATGTGCTTCTTTCAATTCCCTTATATTTTTTATATTAAATTCATTCATATATTTATTTGCAATTTTAACCCCTATTCCAAATACACTTGTTAATTCGTCTATTATCTTTTTTTTATCTACTTTATTATTTAATTCACTTAATTTACCCGTTTCTAATATCTCATTTACTCTTTTACATATCCCTTTTCCAATTCCCTTTATCTTTTCTATTTGTGTTATATCTTCTATTTCATAATCCAATTCTTTTATTATACTTAATCCTTTAAATAATGCTGCTGCTTTAAACGTATTCCCTTCTTGTTTAAACTGTGTTGCTAACAATAATAACTGGTTAATTATTTGTTTATTCATTGTTATTTATATATTCTATTTAAATCTTATGATATTATAATATTTTTTCAATTTTATTATATAAATATTAAGAAATATTTATATAGTATATAAATACTATATAGTTTATATGATTTCAATAAAACCTGATGATATTAATGACTTCTTTACAGTATTCTCTCCTAAAAATAAATATTCTTATATTGCATTATCCTTAATTAATGACTATTTTTTTTATATAAATACATCTTATCAATTTGATAATGATATATTTATACGTCCATTAACATATAAAGAGTATGTTCATTTTAATACTATTTTTCAACTTGATGAAACAGATCAAATTGTAACAGTATCGAAATCTTTATTTAAATATATTATTTAAATATTAAATAATATAATAATTTAACATCCTGGACGGGACTCGAACCCGCAACCGTCAGTTTAGAAGACTGATGAACTTCCAATTGTTCCACCAGGACATATATATTTATTACTGTTTCTTTATATCATTTTTTATAATACTTAAATATTTTAATATTTGATTACAGTTCGGCCTCTCAATTATTTTTACACTTATCATATTATCTACATATTTTAATATACGCTCTGTTATTTCTTTATTTATATATATACAATTCTCTATTATATAATCTTTTAACCATCCATTCGGAAATTCTTCTGTATTCGTTAATATTTGTATCTTTTTAATCGGATCTTTAATATAATTACTCCATTCTATCTTTCTATCTGTATATAATGAATTTGGTATTGATCTTAAATATATTTCTTCCCATGTTAAATTATATTTGTGTTTATATTCTTTTATAAAATCTATATGATACCAATATCCTTTTATAAATAAAACTTCTATTACTATTATTCCTAAACTAAATACATCACTCTTTCTATTAATATAATCTACCTTTTTTATAAAATGCCATTCTGGTGGTCGTGTTGTTACTGTACATAATTGATTATCTATTACCATATTCTCATATAAACTTAAATTAAAATCACATATATTTACATGATAATAATCATCTATATCATTAAATATTAATATATTCTCTAATTTTAAATCACAATGTACTATCCTATTATTATGTAAAATCTCTACTGCATATACTATTATATATAATATTTCCAAATAATTCGTTTCTATTATTTTTCTGTTTTTTTTAAAATAATCATATAAATTATAAATTGCCTTTTTATATGTGAATATTATATATTCATTATAATACTCTATACTTTGTGGTAATAATATATATTTATCTATATTATCTACTATTCTTAACTTTTTTATTATTGATGTTTCTAATTCTTCATTAACAACATCATAATCTTCTCTATTACATATCTTTTTTACTACTTTATCATTTTCAAATGTATTATATAATAATGATATTGATCCTTTTCCAATTATATTTCCTAATTTATATTTATCTATTATATCCATTTTAATTAATATATTTATAAAATTGAAATATATTTTATAAATTCTTTATTATTTAAATAATTATGATATATAATGAAGTTTTTAATTTAATAAATTCAATTTATTTAAATAAACATAAAATTTATATAAATGATATTATTAAATATATTTGCAATGATTTGAAACTATCAAATAATGATATTCAATTTTATTTAAATAAATATAATAATATTTTCTTTTACTCTTTGACAGATTATTTATCGAATTTAAAAAATACTAAAAAACGTAATCGAATATTACCTAATGACTGTGATCGCTGTATCGCTCTTATTTCTGATAAAACTCGTTGCAAATTAGCTAAAATTAAAGATAAATCTTATTGTGGTCGCCATTCTAAAACTATTAAATATGGCAATATCAATAATATATATAATAATGTTAATTATATTATTGTTAAAAAAATATATATTGATAATAAATGTTTTTTAATTGATCATAATAATACTATATATTCATATGAAAATCCTCCTAAAATTATAAACTCACTTTATAAAACAATCTAAATTACTAATCTCCCTATTATAATAATTTTTTTATCATTAAAATTAAATTTTTTACATACTACTTCTATCTTATCACGTATATTATTTCCTTCCCTTACTTTTTCTGATATATTCACTAATTTTGTTTCTAATAAATTATTTTCTTGATGATATTCTATTGGTATAAATACATGTAATATATGATCTTCATCAAATGATTCTCCTATTAATCCAACTTTCGTTGATTTCATAATATTTATCTCTAATACATCATTCTCATTTGGATTACATATATCCGCACTATATACTATATCATAATTAACATTCCCATTTGTTGGTCCATTTTCTAATTCCCCATATATTGATCTCTTTTTAATACTTATACTATCCTTTTTAATATACCCATCTTTAATACATCTCCCCTCATATAATTCTTTTATCTTTTGTTTTATTATTTCATCTATATTCTTTGATAATTCTATTGGAGTTAATGTAAGCGTTGTTTTAACAATATTGCTTTTATATATAGTCTCCATTATTATATTATAATCTAATAATATTTATTTACATTTATTTCAATTTTATATATTTAAAGTTTTATTTATATTATTATCAAATAATGAATCAAGATAAGAATTTAAAAAAAACCCTTCTTATTTATTTATTTATTTATACATTTCAATTTATTTGTGGTATTTTATTATGTTTATATTTCTCACCTTCTAATGATTATTTTTATTTATGGTACATTATTACTATATTATCATTTATTAGTTTCATAAAATTCTTCTTTACTTTAAATCTTTATTTAAATTACTCACAATATAATTCAGATTCTCATAATTCTTCATTTAAAAATTTTATTCTTATTATTGACTTTATTCTCTCATGTATTCTTCTATTCTCTTTCTTCTATTATTATTCTTCTATATCATCTATATCTTTTCTCTATAAATTTATTATTTATCAACGTCTTATAATTCTTTTCATTTTAATCCCCTTTTTACTTATCTTCTTTTTGAAATATCTTTATCATATTTATGACGAAAATTTTAATTATTCAAATAATATAAATCATATATAAATAATTAATAATTATTACATTTAAATCTTAATATGGTAAATAATTCTATTTCACAAACCGATCTACGTAATGAAATAAATAAAAGAAATATTACTAAAATGTATAATGATAATAATTCATATTTACATAAACGTAAATATAATGAATATAATGAACAAATAACATATAATGATATACTAAAACAATCTTTACAAAAAAAAATTAATACTCAAATAAGTTTATATGAATATTTTATTATTAAAAATTTCCTTTTTATTGTTTTATCTATATTTTTCTCACTCTATTTAATGAATATATTTCCTTATATTGGTATTTTTACTTATAATGCTGCATTATTTTATACTATTATAATTTTTTTCTTATGTTTAAGTTTTTACTATAATATTAATAAAATAATAAAATATCAATTATATATTAAAGATATTAAAAATGTTAAAATTATTTAAGTAAATGATAAGCTAACTATATAAATATGTTTGATTTAAATAGTATTTTAAATAAATCTTTCTTTTTATTACGTCATATTAACTTTCTTAATTTTTTAAATAATGATATTTCTGAAAAATCATATATTGATATCCATAATAAATTAAATAATTATATTATTATTGATATCGATAATATAGTTCATTGTATTTCTAATAATAAAATAAATACTATAGACATCGACATATAATATAATTATTTGCTTTTTTATATTTTTTATAAATTTTTTAATAAATTTAATTCTAAAATGTAATCTCCTTTCGTCTCTAAAACTATACTTTTACCTTTACTATTTAAATAATTTACTAAATATTTTAAACCTTCTATATCCCCTTCATTCTTCTCTCCATAAATATATCCTTCTAATAACGGAGCATGTCTATCTACATGACAATTTAATCCTTTCTTTGAATCATTTAAATGAATCAACTCTACATTATCCCACCCTAAATTCTTCTCTACTTTACTTATAAAATTGTTTATATGTGCAATTTTCCTTAAATCATATCCCGCTGCAAATGCATGACATGTATCTATACAAAATCCTATATGCTTTTTAACATTTTCATCTAATTTATTATATATATGTCCAATTTCTTCTATTTCATAACCTATCTCTGTTCCTTGATGTGCACTATTCTCAAGTAATAACTTATTTGGGTATTTAATATCACTTTTATTTATTATTTCTGTTATAGATTTACACATTTCCTCTATAGCTGTTTCTCTTGTTAATTTTAAAGATTTACCCATATGTATTACACATCCATAGCAACCTAAATTATTCCCTATCTTTAAATCATTACATACATTGTCTATTGCTAAATCCGTTCTTTTTGATAAATTAATTAAATAACTACAATGTATATATATTTTAAATTGTTTTTCTTTACTATATTTTGATACATCTTCACATATCTCCTTATTTAATTTACTTGTACATGATAACTTTGTTGGGGATTTAGTAAAAATCTGACATACTTTACCTCCATATTTTATTACTTCATCAATATTTTTCTTTAATGATGGGCTAATACTTGCATGATAGCCAAACATTTTTATAATTATATTTAAATATTTAAATATAATTTATATTTCAATTTTAACTTATTTTAATTTATTTTAATTTTTTTTATTTATTATACATACTCATTATTATATATACGATTACCATATATACTATTACTATATATACTACTATCATACATACTATTATTTTCAATATGATTCGTTAAATTATTATATATACTCTCATCAATTTGATGTTCTTCCATTTCAGATAAATTATTACAAACTATTTTAGATACATTTGTTATATTATATATATATCGTGTATTTGATAATGTAACTGATGTAAATGATAATGGATCTGGTGTTATTAATACAAATATATCTCCTTTTTTTGTACCATAAAAATATCCTTTTACATTTTTATATAAATCAATTATTATTGTATCATCTCTTTTATCATAACGATCTATTGATATATTTTCATATACTGTCCTATATTCATATATACGACTTGTAACCATTATATTTATTAAAATTATATAAATTTTAATAAATTTTCAATTTTAGATTTATTCTAACATACTAGAAATTAACATAAATGCTACAACTGCCATCATTGTTGTTTCTACATTTTGACCAGCACCTCCTTGCCAGATAAGAATTGCTAAAAATAAATATTTAGACCATTCATTTTCATCCATAAATTCTTTTACTTTTTGTGGGGGTTCTCCAAATCCACCCCATGCACCAACTGCTGTAGCAAGTGGTAACATTAACATATTTGGTAAATTTTCAAAATTTATTTGTGTTGACATTTTATATTATATACAAATATTAAAATTTTAATATTTGTATTAATTAATAATGATAGTATTTACTATTTTAATCATTTTAATTTATATGATTTTTAGATCTAAACCTAATAATTATGATATAACACTTCAAAAAGTAAAATCTACTGTTTCTAAAATAAAAAAACGATATTTAATTCATCGTTTTTATTTTACGAAACCATTATCCGTTAATTATATTACTCAACGTATCTCTAAACAATCATATGGCAATTTAAATTTATTTATATATTCTCTTAATAAACCATATAAATGTTATCTTAATACTAATAATAAAAATTTTGTTAATAAATCTATTAACGATATTAATAAATTATATTGCTCGAATAATATTAATTGTAATTATATTAAATTAATGAAAAAATTGTTTAAAAATGTTCAGAATAACCCTAATGGATCTGTTAATAATTATATTTTAATTGATTCTGATAATAATTTTAAATTAACTCATTCTTGGGTTGAAATGTTCACTTTACATGATCATGACTATATTATTGGTGCTACTTTTACTTAAATTATAACAATTATGTTAATAATTCTATATAATTGTTTTTCAAATCAAATAATATTTCATTACTTAAATTATATCCATTATTATTACCTATACTAATTAATTTATTAATAGTATGTTGTTTATTACTTTCATATAATTTAAATCTGGCTATTAATTTCATAAAATTCTTATTATTTTGTCTTATTTGTTTATTTGTTCTTTTAATTTTAAATTGTTCTATATTTTTAATATTAAATTTACTTTTAACTTGTTTTTTAATTATAATATCTAATTCATCTATATTATCATCATCTGAATTATCTGCTGAATTATTACAACTTATTGATATTATATTATTTGTATTAAACATCATTGTATTATCTGATGATATTGATGATTCTGTATCTGAATTATACATATCATTATTTGGTACTTCTCCTTTTATTCGTACATCCATCCAATATGAACTTTTTACTGATGATGTTAAACATGGCGTTCCTATATCATCAGTTCTACTTAATACTAATCCAAACTGCTTTTTATTTAATAAATTCAATTTTCTTAAATCAACTCCCTCATCACACCAATCTCTGAATTTATCATGTAATGTCTTTAACATAACTTTAGACCCTTTCTTTACCTCTAAACACTCTTGTGCAAAATCTTCTACTAAATTTGTTTCTCTCTTATATTTCATTTTCGCTTCATTTACTTTATCCGGAACCGCCCGTTTACCTGTCTTATAATACTTAATATATTTTGGATAATATTCCGTCAATAATATAAATGAAAATACATCAGACAATTCTTCTATTACCTTATTATTTTTTAATGTTGAATCTGCTAAAAACATTCTATTCTCATTAAATTTAGCAGATTTTCTTATTTTCTCATATTTCTCTGGTATATAAAACTTACTCTCAAAGGGAACCACAGATATTCTTCTCCATGTTCCTCCATCTGTACTTGTCATTCTTGGAATATCATTACATGCCAAAAATAATGCTGCATTTGGTTTAAATGTAATATTCTCTTTATGTAACGTCCTTGTTGATATACTTTCTCCTCCTGTTAATTGTTTAATATATCCACTATTTATTGAATCGGTTTTTGTATCATCTGGTTCTGAAAAAAATGCTACTCTCGCTCCTTTCAAACCAAATAATTCTGGATCCGGTTTCCCTGCTTCTACTCTTGATGATGTTAATGACTTTGCACTTAATGGTTTATAATAATTTCCAAATGCCTTTTCTATCATATTTTGTAAAATCGTTTTCCCATTTGCTCCTGTTCCTGTCCAAATTGTAAATATCTCATCTTCTCTATATCCATAATAACATGATGCTATATATGATAATATATATTCCCTTACTTCTTCATCACATAAAATCTTATTTAATACATCTTTACATTTTATATATATTTCATCAGTATCATTATAATATTTGAAATTTATCTTTGTTGATAATGATATCATATCATCTGGTATCCCATCTCTAAATTGCCCAACATCTAAATCATATACTCCATTCTTAAAACCTACTAATTGTGGTTTCATATTTAATTCATTCTCAAAATCCGAAATATTATCTATTCTCTCTTTGAAATATACAAAACAATGACTCGCCTCTTTAATAATTTTTGATTTATATGCCTCTGTTCTAACTTGCTTTTTTATCGTATTTAATATTTTTATCCTGGCTGTTATTTCTTCTAAACAATCTTCATTATTCTCTGTTGTCATACTTGCTTTTAATGTTGTAAATGCACTATATTTATCATTTAATTTCTTCTGCTGTTTCTCAAATAAATCATATACATATTGAGATAAATACATTCTAAAATAATTACCATTTGGCGTTATTGCCCATATATGATGTCTTTTATCAAATCTCATCCATTCACTCGTTGTTGTCGGATTAATACATACAAGTTCATCCCCTAACATCATATAACATACTCTTGCCATATCATAATCTGTACATCCTCCTCCTAAAAAACTATCTATTGCATCTTCAATATTTACTAATAATAATTTTTTATATCCCTCTAAATCATCTTCTTTCGCCCAATATCTTAAACTTCCTACATTATATCCATTTATATTACAATTAAAACTTCCCCATTTTTGTTTGCATGCACCTTCTGTATATTTATCCGATTTCCTACTAAATCCATCCCAAATTTTTAAATATTCTTCACTATGATTTATATTATATAAACATATCCCAACATATAACCAATCAAAATAATTATCTGCTCTTTTTACTGATAATAAATTAACTAATTTTTTAATATTATCTATTGTTAATATCGTTTCATTACATCTATCTTCTCCATAATCATCTTTCTTATTTACATCATATACTACCTTATTCTTTCTCCCACCCTTCGCATCATAATATTTCTTAATCTCATCTATACTTCCCGCATTATTTGTTAATGTATATGTTATCATTGAATACTTATCCCTTCTAATACTACATATATCCACTAACATTTCATCTGTATACTCACTTATATCTTCATCTTGTAATGTTAATAAGTTAATCTTACTTGTTAATTTATACGAATCTGTTGAATATTTTCCACTTCCATACATAAACCATCCATTTTGATATATAACACTCGCATCAAATACATCTTCTATACTATTTTCATGCTCTATATTCTTAAAAACATATTGTTCTACATTTTTTACTCCATCTCCTGTTAAAAATTTATCTCTTAAAATATGTTGTAACTCTGGCTCTGTTGATATTCCTGGAAATATTAAATGAAATCCATCTTTAATTATATTTGTATGATTATATTGACATTTATATGATTTTGTTCTCTCAAATACTAATACATACTTCTGATCATCTCTTACATTTAAGTACTTAAACAATAATTCAGTGTATGCTCTCACAAAATCTAATATTGTTAATCTATTATAATATTTCTTATTATCATCTTTTTTCTCATCTTCATCATTTATTTTAAAATCTATATCTATTAATATTGGTCCTACTGGTCTATGTCTCTCTATTAAATATAAACTATTTCCTTCTTTTAAAGCATTTATATAATATTCCATAAAATCATCTTGGATATCATCATGGATTACATATGACCCTCCTGGATGTAAACATGTATGTGTTGGACGAACCCCTTTATCCTTATCATCTTTTGTAATTCTATTTTCATTTAAAAATATATTTAATTTCTCAAATGCACTCTCTCTCAAATCATTTATATTTGAAAGAGAAACGGTTTTCATATTGTAATTATTATGTTTAATAATAAAATTATTTTCAATTTTATATCGATTTGAATTTATATTCTCTTCTTTTTTAATATTTACTTTTTTCATTAAAGTATATTCTTCTGTATTACTATCATTTTCTGATTCTGATGACGATTCTTCTATTCTACACGTACTGTTCAGTATTTTATTAAATGCTGTTCCCATAATATACTAATAGTAATTTTTTATAATATTTATTTTTTAAATATTTAACTATATTTACAATTTTATTAAAATAAATATATTCTTTTTTATATAAAATAATAGATATTATTATATATAAATGACTAAAATTGGTGTATTTATTCGTAAATGCGAATCTATCTTTACTAATGGTTGCTTTCAACAAGCTTATTTTACTCTTAAAGCATTAAAAAATGCAGGTTTTGAAACAGAATTTATTACCAGTGAAAACTATCCTGTATTTGAAATTATTAATTCTCCTGTTCGTGTAATTGATACAAATTCTGATATATCTGATCTCGATATTGCATTATTTACTAGTGCTGTTATTCGTGATGATAATTTCTTATTAAAATTAAAAAAAAATAATGTTAAAATTATTAATCAATTAGGCGGTAATCATTTCATTCTTATGCAAGAAGATATCATCTTTAATAAACATAATATTATTGATAATATATTTCTTAATTATGCTGATGAAATATGGTTATTACCCATGTATTCATTTGCTAAATCTTTTCTTGAAACTTTAACTAAAATACATATTACTGTCGTTCCTTATGTTTGGGATACTGATATTATTGATGAATATATGAAACAAACTAATCTTGATTTTAATTTTAAACCTATTAATAATTTAACTAATATTAACTGTTTAATTGCTGAACCTAATTTAAGTATTCATAAAAATTGTATGGTCCCTCTCACTATTTGTGAACATTTATTTATGAAAGCTCCAAATTCTATTAATAAAGTTTATACATTATGTAAACGTGATAATACTAATTTTAATCATTTTATACAAAAATTAACATTAAATGATAATAATAAAATAGAATTACATAGCCGTATGATATTACCTATTGTTTTAAATGAATTAAAAAAACAAAATAAAATGACAATTACTATATCACATCAAATATTAAATGATCTTAATTTTATTCATCTCGAATTACTTTATTTAGGTTATCCTCTTGTTCATAATTGCACTCCATTCAAAAATACTGGTTATTTCTATTCTGAACATGATATTAATGATGGTTATAATGCAATTTCTAATGCTATTTTACATCATAATGAAAATCTAACTCAATATAAAGAAAATGCTAAAAAATATATTTGGAAATATTCATCTTCTAACCCCGATAATTATAATATTTATAAACATATTGTTAATAACTATTTTATTTAATTTTATAATTAATTAAATAAAATAATTAAATTAAATTATTTTAAATGATATTAATAATTCATCTATTTCATTACTTATTCATAATACTATTTTTTTTTAATATTAAAAATATAATTGCAATTATTATCATTGGATGTACATTTTTTATTTTTAAAAATCCACCTTTTTGTGATTTACCACCTTTTGAAGCAAATAATTTATACATTATTACTAATACAACAATTAAAAAAACTATCAAAAATATTATACCACCTATTTTCATCATTTTCATTGATAATTTAGCTTGATTTTGCTCTTCTGTTATCCTGTTTGCTTCTCTTTCTGCTTCTGCTTCTGCTTTTGCTATCCGGTCTGCTTCTTGTTTTGCTTTCTTTCTTTCAGCTGCAATTTCAGCTTCTTGTTTTGCTTTAGCTTCTCGTTCCCTCCTAGCACGACTTGCTGCAATTGCTGCTGAAGCAATACTTGGACGTGGCAGTGGTGCAGGTGGTTTTGGTTTTGATACACCACCCATATCTTTTATTATTTCATTTATAACACCAGATGAAGTTTTATTAACTGCTTCACATTTCAATACTGCATCTGTTACTTGTTCCATTTTAATTAATTCTATTATTACACCTTTTTTTGCATTTACATCTTCCACTTCAATTGTTTGATTACTTTGTATTGATTGTGAACATTCTTGTACATTCATTTTTTTTGTATGTTTTTCAACAACATTTGTAACATAATTTTTAACATCTACATTCATTGAAGTATGTTGTTTTAATACTGAATTTACTTCACTACTTGGTTGAGATGGTGGAGGTACTGATCCAGATAATCCAGTTGCTGCCTTTACAGCTGCTGCTAATTGTGCTTGTTGTTGAGGAGTTGTATCTTTACTTATATCATTTAATAAAGACGCTGTCATTGTTGATGTTGATTTTTCTTTAACATTATTTTCACTTATAGAACCAAAATCAACTTGTACATATTGACTAAAATCTACACCTTTTAAACTAAACATACCGTCTGTATTAATTCTTTTTATTACTAAATTTTGATCCGCTCTAACTGCTTGGGTACTTGATTGTACATTACTTACAAAACTTGATTGAATATCTTTATTTAATGTTTTTTGTAACATTGATACAGATGATTCATTAGTAATTTCTGTTTCTTGTGTTGGCGGTATTGGTGCGGGTGGATCAGATTTTGAAAATAAATCACCAAAAAATCCCATTTTATATACTATATTATAACATTTAATAATTTTAATATTTATTAAATAAAATTATTAAATTAAATCATTTTAAATTGTAATGGCGTTTCATCTGCTTCATTACTTGTTCCTAATATTATTTCAGTTCTATTATTACAATACATTCTATTATTATTATAATGAACTATTGATAAATATTCTTCTTCATATTCACTATTCTTTAAATATACTATATCTTTTTCAAAAAATATTGATAATCCTTCTAATAATTTTCCATTAATACATATGTCATCTTCATCTAATACTATTACGCCATCTGTTATTCTAAATCTTGTTGCATTATTTATATCTGATACTAATACTAATGTATATTCACAATCACCACCACAACTCATACTTTTTGATAAATAATATTTCTTCCCATTTATTTCTGTTTGAAATTTACTTTGTTGTGAAAAAGATTCTTTTCGTTGTCTCTTTTTTAATATTAAAAATATAATTGCAATTATTATTATTGGTTGTATATTATTCATTCCAAAAAATCCACCTTTTTGTAATCGTAATCTACGACCTCCACTTTTTGCACCACCTCCTGAAGGCATCATTTTATATGCTATTATTCCTATAATTGATAAACATACTATACCACCTACGATTGGAGCAATCATCATTGCCATACCACCAAATTTAAACCCACCACCAATTCCCTTCATTATTTCTGCTGATCCTGTTGTAGCTTCTGTAGTTGATGATAAATCAGTTTTTTTTGTTGTTTTATCTACCTCTTTTACTACAGTTCCCATATCTGTTATCATTTCATTTATAATTGCAGCAGAAGTTTTATGAACTGCTTCACATTTCAATATTGCATCAGTTACTTGCTCCATTTTAATTAAATCTATTGTTACATCACCGTCTGCCTCTAAATCTTCTACTTCTATTGATTGATCACCTTTTATTGATTGCGAACATTTTTGTACATTCATCTTTTTTGTATGCTTTTCAACAACATTTGCAACATAATTTTTAACACTTACATTCATTTCAGTATGTTTATTTAATATTGAATTAGTTTCACTACTTGCTGCAGGTGGAGGATCTATTCCTCCTGGTAATCCAGATGCTGCTTCTACTGCTGCAGCAAGTTTATCTTGTTGTTCTGTTGTTGTATCTTTACTTATATCATTTAATAACGTTGTAAGCATTTTTGTTGTTGATTTATCTTTAACATCATTTACATTTATAGATTCAAAATTAACTTGTGTATATTGACTAAAATCTATTTTACTTAATCTAAATGCACCTGATGTCTTAATTTTTTTTAATGCTAATCTTTGAGTATTATCAACTGATTGTGAATTGGCTTGTACATTACTCATAAAACTTTTTTGAATATCTTTATTTAATGATTGTTGTAATGTTGATACGGATGTTTTACTTGTTATATTAGTTTCAGATTTAGCAATTGCTTTAGGTGGCTCTGTTTTTGAAAATAAATCACCAAAAAAACCCATTTTATATATTATAATATAACATTTAAAATTATTTAATTTTATTATTAAATAATTTTATTTTTATTATTTATCTTAAAACAAAACTACTCTCTTTAAATTTTTCGTTATTTAATTTCATTCCATTATCATTTGTTTGATAATTTAATGCAACTATCTGACATCCAGCATCCCAAAATTTTTGTGGATCAAAATTATATGATAAATGTCCCATTAAATTCCCTGCTGGATATACTCTTGTTATTCCCGTTTCATTAAAATGTTTCATTTCTTTTGTTACTGCATCTCCTGATGATTTATTACTCATTTTATCATCTCCCCATGTATTATTTATTATGTCCTTTAAATCTCCTGTTGCACCACCTCCACTTAATATTACAACTTTTCCTATTAATTCTTTCATTTGATAATCTCCAATTGATTTAGAAGGATCTTTTGCTAATATTTTATCTCCAAAAATGTCTTTTAAATATTGCGCCATTTTATTATTTGTAATATCTAATTTATGTGTATTTAATTCTAATGTTAAAAATAATGGATCATCTGTCTTCATAAACGCATATTTATTTATTTCATTACATGCATCTATAAACTTTAATTTCGTAGTTGTGTATATATCATCATTTACTGTATCTCTCTCTACTCCATGTGCTATAATCGGCTCATTTGTACCTCTTTCTGAAAATACATCTAATTCAATTACTCTTGCTCCTAATAATACAGCTCTTTTTAATGATTTATAACTAGCTATTGATCCATTTTGATCACATGGTATGTATGTATTATGACTTGATGCTATATAAAACTCTTTTAATGTTCTCTCTAATATTTCACTATTTTGCATTGTTAATGGTTTTTGATAAATTTCCCATATCATCTTATTTTGACTATTTAAACATCCTTCCGCTTTATTTTCTACCCCTTTATCTGTATAAAAATAATATATTTCTCTTAAAAAATAAAATGCTATAATTGCTATAATTATTATCCATATTTTAGATGGATTACGTACATCAAGTCCAAATGTTTCTGCTATATAATCTAATATTTTTATTACTATATTCATTTTATATATAATATTAGATTATATTTTTAATTTATTAATTTATTATTAATTTATTACATCAACATTACTATTGCAATAATTAAAATAATTAATATTAATAATATTGCACCATACAGTTTCATTTGTGATTTTTTCTTATTTAAATTTCTTAAATTTTTTTCCGCTATTCTTTTCTTCTCTTCTGCTATTTTAGCTCCTTTTAATGCCTTTGCAGCTACCTTTTCTTTTGCTTTTATCTCTTCTTCAGATCCAGCTAAACGAGATGCATCTTCTGCAGCTTTCTTTGCTGCCGCTGCTGCTTCGCGTGCTGCTTGTGCATCTGCTTCTTGTTGTCTTAATTGTGCTAAAGCTTCTTCTCGTGCTTTTTTCTCCGCTGCTACTTTTTTTCGTTCTGCTTCTACTGCTGCTGCAATAGCATCATCTCGTGCTTTTTTCTCTGCTGCTAATTTATCTCGTCTTCTTTTTTCGGCTTCTAACCGTTCCCTTTCTGCTTTTGCTTTTGCCTCTGCTCTTTTTGCTTTTTGTAATTTTTCTTCTTCTAATTTTTTCTTTAATTTAGCAGCTTTTTGTTCTGCAGTTTCTACATTCCCACATGACATTGCCAAATCAATATCTTCAATTGAAATACCTTTTGCATTAATATCTGTTAATTGTACATTTTGTTTACATATCGTATACTTACACGTATGTGTCATTGCTTCATTCTTATATGCTTTAAGATTTTTATGTTCATTACAATATATATCTGCACATTGTACTTCTCCTTCTGATTTATTTCCTAACACACATGAACAAAAATGTCCATATCCTGGATTCCATTTAGGTTTAGGTTTACCTGGAACAGATAAATTTGGTACAGGTGCTAATCTAGGTTCTCCTTTTCTTAAAACACTTGGTATATCACCACCTGGACCTGGGTTTACCCATGCTGCATTCCAACAATAAGTTTTTGCAAAACTATCACATTTCTTATTTTGATTATTTTGTTTTGATGGATGATATCCTGGAGCATACTTTGCACAATCATCCGCAGTAATTGTAACTGGAACAGGTTTATAATATCCTTTTTCTAATAATTGTTCTGGTGTTAATTTTTTACTTTTTATTTTCCTTGATTTACCATATGGTAATAAAATTTCAACTGTTGCTGTTGAACTACCACCCATTCCTTTACAACATGCTTGCTTTATCAAATAATTATCAAGTATTGTAGGATCTGCTTTATATTCTTTACTTCCTCTACTTGTTTCTGTTGCAATTGGTACTTTTAAATGTTTAAATATTGCACCTGACATATTTATATATTATATAATAATATAATAATATTTTCATTATTATATTATTTTATTTATGATTATTTTATTTATAAAAATTTATAAATAAATTTTTTATTTATGAACATTTTGTAAATAATTTATAGAATATAAATGACCACATCATATTCCATCCACCTAATACTATATCTGCTCCTGGTAAAAATGCTGTCATTATACCTATTATTGGATTAATTTCTGATAATATAGGTAAAATCCAATATCCAAATATATACAATACTACTGTATCAGTTAATAATTCTCCAAAACCTTTTTTATGTTTATCACATATTGATTCATTTCTCCAATACATTATTCCTAATAATAATAATGCAACACTTGCATATTGTATTATATTACTAAATCCTGCTAATTGTGGATTTTTTTGAGTTATTAAATATGCTTGTTTTCCAATTCCAGGTAATGTCGCAACGATAATATTTAATAAATGTGTAGATACCATTGTTTTATAATTATTACAAATATTTTTAATTCGTTCTAATTAATTATTTAATTTTATATTATATCTTAATAATGCATAATAATACAATTGATTTAAATTACGAAATAGAATCACTATTAAATAAATTAATTCTTATTTTAACTGAAAATCATGGTGAAATGTCATATAAAAATTTATTAAAATCAATATATAATAAATATCCTAACACTAAATTATATAATATTTTACATCGTATAATTAATTACAAATCTAAAAAATTACTTCATTTTTTAAAACAATACCCTCACCTTTTTCAAATATATGGCGGAAATCATCGTGCTAAATTTGTTAAATATTTGTTATATGATATATATGAAGATGAACAACATAGTGAAGATGAACTTATTGAAGATACTAATATAACATTTGAACAAGCATTACCATATATTCAAATACTCTTTCATAATAATAATTTAAATAATTCTTAATTATATTATTATATAATATGTCTACATCAAACGAATCATCTATAACCTTCAATAATGATGATAATGAAGAAATTTTAAATTTACTTAAAGATCGTCTTAAACTAGGTCATGAACGTTATGGTCATGGTGTACGAGTTAATGATGATACAACTCAATGGGGTACACAATCAAATGATTGGGAACTTATGGCTATTGAAGAAGTTCTTGACGGTTTAATCTATAGTGCTGCTGCTATTATTCGTCTTCGACGTATTAAAAATATAAATAATACGGATATTAGTAATTCTGATATTAATAATTCTGATATTAATAATTTTGATATTAATAATACTGATATTAATAATACTGATATTAGTAATACTAATATTAGTAATAAACGTATTAAAATAAATAATATTCCTAATGATACTTATATTAGTAATAAACGTATTAATAAAATAAATAATAATACTTCTTTTCCATTTTATATGTAATTATGATAAATATATATAATTATTCCTTAAATCATACTTAATATCACTTATCCTTAACTCATTTTTATACTCTTTTAATAATTCTCCAACTGTTACACCTATTTTATCTTTATATATATTATATCTCTTTAATGGCGATCCTTGCCTTGGCTCTTTTCCAGTTAAATTAATCACATTATCATTTTCTAATTCAATTTTTTTTGTTTTAATTTGTTTTTTATTATTTAATATTCCTACAAAATTTTTAATATACTTTTCTTTTGTATTCTCATCTATTGTTATATTGAATTTTTCCTCTATATCATTACATAAACTCGTTATTATTTTTAATTTGTCTTGTTTATATATATTATTTAATATCCCTTTTATATCTTTAGAAATTTGATTTAATTCTAATTCTGTCATTTTAATTCATTTTAATTTATAAATAATTTAAATGAATTTCAATTTTATTTTTTTCTTTATATTGATTTTTTAAAATTCTTTTAATAAACATTTATTATATAGTGGAACATATGTATAAAATGTAAAAAAAATTTTATATATCTTATTTCCTGTATGTAAACTTATCTTAAAATTTTCTATTTCACGTGCTGGTAATTCTATTTCTGTTTTTAATAATCCACTATCACTATCTCCAAATAAATTTGGTAAATTTTTATTTCTTTCTAATGTTGTACATGTTACATTTATTTTAAATCCCATACTATTAAAATACTTATTTATATATTTGATTTGATCTATTGTTATTTTTAATAATGCTATATCTCCATATATTTTTATTATTCCCATTTTAAATACCACACTTAAAAAATTAAATATATCATTTAATGAACCAAATGTATTAAAATTAAAACAAATCGTATTTGGATCTTGTGGTAATTTATCATATAATTTATCTATAAATTCTTCTACATTAACACTCATTCATTCTAATTATTATTTATATTATTTTTATTGAAATAATATCTGTTTAAATGGCTCTAATACTCTATAAATTTTATCTAATGTTACAACCGATATATTACAATTTTTTATTAAGTCTTCTTGTGTTATATATCCATTTAATTGATCTATACTTTTATATACAAAATATATTACTCCTGCTGCTACTGATGATGGAGTATTTGTACCCGTTAAATTTAACTTCTCTGCTCTCTTTATTACTTTCCGTATTTTCCTTTCCATTTTCTCATTTATATTTAAAATACTACAATATCTTGGTAAAAAATTTAATGGTGTACTCGTCTTTACTATAATTTGTAAATCTCTATTATGCATTATCTTATATAACATCGCTACTCCATTTGTTATATCCTTTTTATCTATTTCTGATATTGCTGATAATTCTTTTACTGATCTATCACAATCATTCATTTTACATGCTAAGTATATACATGAACATACTATACTCTCATGATTAATTCCTCTTGTTATTATCTTATCATTAAATTCATCTTTACATAATATCTTCTTATAATAATTCATCGCATCATCTTCTACTACCTTTAAAAAATTCCCTTTATTACATATATCTTTGATTTTTTTACATACTTTATACATACTTCTCTCTTCATTTGGCATTGATAAATATACATTATTTATTAATTTTATACCATTATATCCTGTAGTAAACTTATTAATTGTAGTCCCTAATGATGATTTCACCATAAATGGATTAGATATTGATCCACATCTTGTTAAATCTACTCCCCTTGAATCATTTGATCCATAATTTCTCTCATCTTGTGTCGCATCTATTCCATATAAAATATGCTCTCCACATCCCGTACATATATGTATATTATTCTCTATTATTATTAATGAATTTACACATTTTGAACATTCTATTTTATGTTTATTGTGATCTTTATTTTCCGTTATATTGAATTTATTTAATATATTATTTATATTTATATTCTTATTATTATTCTCTTTTATATTCTCTTCTATATTATTTTTACTATATGTAAATTCATTTAATTCCTTTTGAATATTTAACATATTCATATTCTATTATAGTTTTTTTATTAATAATTTAAACTTACTCTTTTTATTATTTATATTATTTCAATTTTATATTTATTTAAAGATTTATTAATTATAAATAGTATTATTAAAATAAGATGGTTACTAGCAAAAAAGATTTACTTATGAACTCTTTATCATTATATTTTAAAAATAATGATAATATACTAAAATTTATTGAAATTATTACACAAAAATCTTCTATTTCATTACGCATTATTGATTGGTTCGTTACTAATTATGCTAAAAAAAATAATACCACATTTGATATTAATAATCTCCCTTTTATTGTATTCTTAAATTATAAAGATCAATTAAAAGCATATTCTAAAAAATTATTTGATCCTTTCCAGCGCCGAGAACGTATTGATTTCATTTATAATAATAATAATGAAATCATTGAAACTACAATTGGTCAATTAAATTTTTTTAAATGGTGTTTTGAAAATAATATCATTGAATATGTTGAAAATAATATCTCTCTTATTGAAAAAGATATGAATACCTCTATTCATAAAACTAAACGTAGTAAAACTAAAAAAATCTTAAATACTGATGATAATATTGTTACTACTACTACTCGTAAAAAACGCCAAACATTATCTGTTTCTGCTACTCGTACTTTCACCAAAAGTAATGTAAAAATTACTATTAGATTTGATTAATTATAATTGTTCCTACATAATGGACAACTTTTATTATCACTCCTCTTTTTAAACCACTTATCTATACACTTCTTATGAAATACATGGCCACATTTTAATTCTCTTTTATATTCATTTACTTTATAATTATCTAAACATATAACACATTTCTCTTCATCTTTTATTAATCTATCATCTTTTTTTATTAAACGATATTTAGGTAAAATTGTCTCTGGTGTAATATTATTATCTAATTCATATGTAATACATAATAATTCATGATTATTATCATTAGTATATTCAAATATTGTTGAATTTGTTATTAATTTTGTAATTGTTGAACATATCATATCATATAATTCATCACCTATCATATCATTATTTATTTATAATATATATAAATATTTATATATATTTTCGCACTAATTTAAATAAATATATCATTCTATTTATTACCTTTTCCCATTTATTATATATAAATTATTACTTAAACATTTGTTTTTTTATAAATATAAAACCATGAAAACTCCATCTAAACCTGATAACTGGAAACTTGATGAATGGGACGATGTATGGGATAAAATAGAATCTTTAAAACGCAAAAAATCTGCTCATTGGAATGCATATCGTATTTGTAATAAATGGGATAAAGTAATTAATTTACCTGTTGTTTTATTAAGTAGTATTTTAAGCACTGGTGCTATTTCTCAAACTGTCGCATCTGAACAAAGTGCCGTTATTGGATACTGTATTAGTGCTGCAAGTCTTATTGTAACTGGTTTAACTACATTTAGCAAATATATGAACTATGGTGAATTAAAAGAAGCTCATCGTCAAGTCTCTCTTAATTATTACCGTCTATATACTGATTTAAGTACTAAAGTTGAACGTCGTAAAAATAATCCCGAAACTGATGACGATGAATCTAAAACTATCGTTTATAGTTATGAACAATTTTTAACTGACTATTATACTAAATTAACAAGTATTCGTGAAAATGCTCCTATTTTACCTAATGTTGTATTCAAACAGTTCTTAAAAGAAAAACAAGGTGCTTTAGGTAATCAACTATCCAAAATTGTTATTGATAAATTTAAAAAACATGAAAATTCTATTAAATCTGCAGAAAAACTCGTTCAACAACAATTTGTAGAACATTTAGATATCTTTGATGATTTACAAAATATTCTTACTGATAAAGAATCAAAACAAAATTCAAATGATAATAATGAACAGTCTGAAAACACTAATCAAGATGAATATACAGATACTGCTACTAATATATAATAATCGACATAAAATATATTATTTTTAAGATAATTTATTTTATTTTATTTTATTTTATTTTATTTTATTTTATTTTATTTTATTTTATTTTATTTTTACTCGTCGTCGGAATCACTCGCTTCAATATTTGAATTCGCATCATCATCAATCTCTTCTTCATCCGAATCTACCTCAATATTACACTTTTTTGTCGTTGTTGTAATATCTGACATTATCATCAATTGCTTCACTTTCCATCCATGTCCAAAATTCGCAGATACATTATTCCCACCCGCAAACCATAATCCAGTTGATTGAATCAGACATTTAACTTTAGTCCCTCCTGTAAGTAACTTGATTGGATCATATAGAATTTGTCCGGAATTGTCACGCTCATCATCATTAATAAGTAACTTATTACCTTCCTTATCAAACATATCAAACTTAAACTTACCATCCCACATTGCAAGTTTCGCCTTAAATGTCGGCGGATATTTTCCATCTGGCTTATCTGTCTCCTTATCCATTGAATGTCTAATCTGCCTCTTAAAATTGGGATCAAGTCCATCTAATCCTCCTTTGATCTTCTTCTTCCCAAACCAATCTTGTACATATTCTGGTTTAATTGCATCATTAAAAATCTTCTCATCAAATTCCATTATTTTATCATACATCATCTTGGTTCTCGGATTCTCATCCATATTTCCAAATGATAACGTAATATCATATTTTGTAATATCTCCATTGTTATTCGGCCAACCTTTTACTTGCCAGGGTAAATACATAGTTGGTGTTGATAGTTCAAACGGTTTCTTCTCATTATTGTATGTAATATAAACTTGTTTAGATGAATTACTTGTATTTTTCGCTTCATTATAACTAAATGCATGTGGTTGATAATTCTTAATTTTCGTCATTTTAACTATGTATATTTAAAATATAGTATTTACTCTTTATATACGTTTTTCTTCTTTTCACTTTATAAACTCCAATTTTATATATCTATTAAATAAAAATATTTCAATTTTATATTATTTTTATTATATAAAAAACTAATTATTTCTTTAAAAAAATAATTTTCTAAAATTGAAATAAATTTAAGTATAAGATTATAATATTGTATATATATATTATTATGGTTGAAATCAATAATAATTATTGCTTAGCATTTCGTAACGCTATAACTCAAAATCAACAGTGTAATAAATTACCCATTGAAAATAGTCAATTTTGCTGTAGACATAATAAATCTCATATTTTAGCTGATCCTAATAAACTTGTCTTTTCTATTAATGATACTAATCAATATAAAATTATAACTATTTCTAATTTTAATTTAATTAAATTATATCAAGTAACCAAAGATGAATTAAAATATAATTGTGATTTACTAAATATTAATAACATTGGTACTAAAAAAACTTTATTTAATAATATTTTTAATCATTTTAGTTCATTAAAAAAACAACAATTTTCTATTTCTCAAAAAAAATATAATATTAATAATTGTATTAATAAAGTAGATCCTATTACACAAGAACCTTTCTCTCCTAATGATGATATCTTCTTTTTAAAAGATAAAAAATCTGATTTATATTATGGCTTTCTATATGAATCTATTTATAATATTATTACATTAGGTGATAAATGTAATCCTTATAATAGAGAAAAATTTAACGATGATACTATTAATACTGTAACGTGTATTTATAAAAATACATCTGATAATTATACTATTGATTTAAATACATTATCTCCTTTACAAAAAGTTCATCATATCTTCTATTTTGCAGATTATAATGCTGGTTATTATACTAATTATAAATGGTTTACCGATTTATCTCGTAGTCAATATATTAATTTATATTTTGAAATGATGGATCTTTGGAATTTTAGAATGCAATGGTCTAAATCTTTACAAAATGATATTTGTAATAAACCTATCTTTCAAATTAATAATCTTAATAAATTATCACTTAATAAAATAAAATTATTATTAATTAAAACAATTTGTGATTTGTGCTTTTCATCTAAAAATAAAGATTACGGTATTTTAGGTGTAACTTTATTCTTAACTGCTTTGACAATGGTCTCTTTTGATGCTGCATCTGGATTACCTATGCTTATTCAAGAAAGTTCTCTTGTTCCACAATTAACAATTTAATTTTATTTTTAATTTTATTTTTAATATAAATATATATATATAATATTATATATATTTAACATGATTACTGATATTTCATCAATTAACGAATTTAATGATATTATAAATAAAAATCAATCTGAAAAATTATTAATTGATTTTTATGCATCATGGTGTGAACCATGTAAAAAATTATCTACTATTTTATCAGAATGTAGTGATAAATATACTAATTTTACTTATATTTCAGTCGATACTGGTGAATTTGAAGAACTCGCTGATGAATTTGATATATTAAAATTACCTACTGTTATTATTTATTATAAAAATAATAAATATACTATTAATGGTTTTAAACCTAATAATATTATTGAACTTTTAGATACATATAATTAATAAAATTGAATTAAAAATTGAATATTCTTTTTACTTATATAAATAATTAATTATTTATTTTTATAAGTAACCTTGATAAATTATGCAAGATATTGAAGATCTTGATCCTGATTCCCTTCCATTATGTGAATTATTTATTAAATCTATTGTAAAATCTGAATTTACTAATTTATCTGAATTTAATAATATTTATACACATTTTTTAAAAACTTTCAAAATAACACCTCCTTCTCGTCGTTATATGCTTTATATTTATAATTATCTTTTTAAAAAAAATGTTATTCGCCGTAATCTTAACTTTGAAAATATTTGCATTACTAAACATGTTAGATCATGGTCTGGCGTTTTAGTTATTACTGTCGTATTAAAACCTGATGAATTTAGTTGTAGTTATAATTGCCACTATTGTCCTAATGAAACTATTGAAAATGGTGCTACATGTAATATGCCTCGTTCATACTTATCTACCGAAGATGCTGTTAAACGTGGTATTAATAACGATTTTGATTCTGCTGGTCAACTTTGGGAACGTGTTAATGCTTTGAAAAAAAATGGTCATAATATTGATAAACTTGAAATTATTGTTTTAGGTGGTACTTTTAATACATATAACCGTAAATATACTCAAGAATTTTGTAGAGACTTATACTTTGCTGCTAACACTTATTATGAAATAGACCAACGAAATCGTACACGTAATTCTATTACTGAAGAACAACTTACTAATCAATATGCTCGTCTTAAAATTATTGGATTGAGTTTAGAAACTCGTCCTGAATTTGCTAAAAATAAACATGAACTTATCCGTATGCGTCATTTAGGTTGTACTCGTATACAAATTGGTGTTCAACATACTGATAATGATGTTCTTGAATATGTTAATCGTGGTCATACTGTTCAAGATTCTATTGATGCTATTAAAATGATGAAACAATTCGGTTTTAAAGTTGATCTTCATATTATGCCTGATTTACCCGGTACTACTATTGAAAAAGATCGTTCTATGATTACTAAAATTATTATGACTTCAGACTTTCAACCTGATTATCTTAAAATTTATCCTTGTCTTGATGTTAAATATACTGAAATTCGTAAATGGAAACAAAATGGAAAATGGAAACCTTATGCTGAAACAAATGATGGTAAAGACTTAATTGAACTTATTATTTATGCTAAACAATATATGCCTACTTGGACACGAATTAATCGTATTCAACGAGATTTCCCTAATGAAAAAGAAAATTATCCCGGATTTATATCTGATAATATTAAATCTAATCTTCGTCAACAAGTTCTTGATACTATGAAAAAACGTGGTCTTAAATGCAGATGTATCCGTTGTAGAGAAATTAAAAATAGACCTTTTAATAAAAATGATATTAAAATTGTTATTAAATCATACAAAGCATCTGATGGTATTGAGTATTTTATTAGTTGTGATACTCTTGATAATGAATATTTATATGGATTTTGTAGACTTCGTATTAATAATTCTTCTTTTCGTCATCCAATGTTAAATAATAAACCTTATGCTTTTATTAGAGAACTCCACGTTTATGGTAAAGTTACTCCTGTTAACAAATCTGGTAAAAATGTTACTCAACATAAAGGAATCGGTAAAAAACTTATTCAAACTGCTGAAAAAATTGCAAAATCTAATAATATTGATAATATTGCAATTATTAGTGGTATTGGTGTTCGTCAATACTATAAAAATCTTGGTTATACTTTACATAATACATATATGGTTAAATCTTTTTCACATAATAAATATAAAAATATTTGTTTTTATACAGATATTTTTACAATATCATTTATGTATTTGATTTTTCTTATATTTATTTTATTATTTTAATTATTATAATTATTATATAAAATTTTATTATTATACAAAATTTTATATATTATTTTGCTAATGTTATTAATTTTTTAAAATCCGCACTACTTATACAACCAGCATTAGGCATACATAAATTACCACCCACTGTAACATCACCTATAGTACCCATATTACCTCTCATTTCTGTATCTCCTCTTATATAATTTTTATTATCTGCATGGTAATTAAAATGTGTCCTCCATTTTCCAGGATTATGTACGGACGTCCCACCAGTTACATTTAAAACATTCCCATTTAATGCTTCAAAACTACCATAATGACGTATATTACCTCGTAATTCTGTATCTCCTCTTATATAATTGTTACCATCTGTATGCCAATTAAAATGTGTCCTCCAATTATGAGGATTATGTTTACTTTTACCACCAGTTACATTTAAACCACCTTGAATACTTACTGTTTTTTTATCCATTACCAATGGATTAAATCCACCAAATGGATGTACCTTTTTCGATTTATCACACGTTTTTTGATTATTTGGACATATTTTTGGAGCACTTTCATTAGATGCCCACATTCCATATGTCATAACAGGCGTATTTGCATCATATCTAACATCTTGTGTTATTGCACTATTCATTTGATTTGCTTGAGCATCATAATCATTCCGATTTGCCCATACTAATCTATTCTTTAAACTTAATTGCCCTGTTGCTATTGTTGGTGTATTAGCATCTTTTGCTCCAATTCCAGTAGGTCTTGAATTTGATCCAATTGTACTACTACATAATGGCAATCCTTTATCATTCTTATCTAATGTACAATTTCGTCGTGTATTTAATCCTTTCCCTGTTCGTTTACATCTTGCACTCCCTTTTTTATCATGTTTCATACCTGGAGGACATGCACCCCATGGATTAACTGGTCCTTCTGGACCTTGTGGACCTTGTGACCCTGTCGGGCCTGCTGGACCTGCTGGACCTTGTGGCCCATATTCATCATGGCCATGTATAAAATTATTTATTATTACCACAATAAATCCAATTATTATTACTATTATATTTCTATTATATTTCTATTATATTTCTCTTTGAGAACATTTTATATTATATAATAATATAAAATTTTAAATTATAATAAAATTTTATATATATATTTATTTAACATTAAAACGGCAAATTATTTTGTTTTCTCTTGGTCTCACCTTTATCATTTATAATAAATGATTGCGAATTACCAAGATTAGCACCAATCCTAACATCATAATCATGTATTCTTATTGGTGTATTCTTATAAGCCCCATTTTTACTACCACCAACTACTCTTCTTGAAATTTCTAAAGAGGGTCCACCATTTCCTCCATAATCATAACCATATATTGCATGTGTTCTTTTAAATGGTGTCTTATTACCACTTGCACTATTTATAGAATCAAAAAATAATTCTTTAGTTAAATAAGCTCTATTAGTATTAATTTCGTTAGCATTAACACGATTCTTTGAAAATACATCTTGTGCACTTACTGATCCTTTTGCGGTAATATGTCCTTTAGTTACAATATTGCCATTGGAAGTTAATCCAGCGATAGTTACATTACCTGTAGTTATATTTTTTGCGTTAACAGTTCCATTAACAGTTACATCTTTAGCATTAATACGATAACTAGAATTTACAGTACCTGTATTAACATAAGAAGATTGCACAGTATTACTTTGAATACCACTACTTTTATTACAACCTTCTGGGTGCTAATTTGTGACCATCCAATGGATATCCAATCCATTTCAAACGATAACTTCGCATTTCATTTTTAATTACTTTTGGAAATGGTACTACTATCACATCTTGTTGTTTATTATCTAATCCCATACTTTTAGTAGCATTTCCACCAACTCCTACATTAGAAAGAAATATTTCCCATCCTTTAAATAATAATAATTTATCCCAGCTCTTATTTACCCATTCAGCTGCAAAAGGTGAACTATAATTTTGAGCTGGAAATAAATTAACTTGACCTCCGTTGGTATCAAGTAAAGGAATTGTACTTCCACCACCATCAATAACATAACCACCAATATTGTTTTTAGGTTTCATTTTTTGTATATCAGTTGCAGTAATATTCATACCTTTAACCATTACTTTACCAACTTCTATATTTTGAGCACTTACATCCTTCCTGACTTTTAATCGATTTATTTCAGCCATCTGTTCTACCGCTAAATTTTTAAACCATACTGCTTTGTCTGTTACCTTAATCTGTTTTGCTAATTTACTTAAGTTTTTAAAATATATAGCATTATTTACATCTACCTGTCCAAGTAAAGTTTTTAATTTAGCAAATTCAGCAGGTGTTAAAGATAAACCTTTTGGTCCTACTGGTCCGGCTGGTCCTCTATCTCCTTTACATATATTTTGTGAACTTTTAATTTCATTTCCACTAATTTTACCATCTTTATCACTATCTATTCCAAATGATAATTTTACTCCACCATATTTACAAACAGCTGGATCACTTGCTAATGGACTTGATGAAACTAATCCATAATGTCCTTGTGGTCCTTGTGGTCCTTGTGGTCCTTGTGGTCCTGCTGGTCCTATTGGTCCTACTGGTCCTCCACTTGGACCTTGATCTCCTTTTGGTCCCATTGGTCCAATATCTCCTCGTAGTCCTTGTGGTCCTTGAATTCCTTTATTTCCACGTGGACCGATAGATCCTTGTGGTCCTGCTACTCCTGCTTGTCCTGCAGCTCCTGCTACTCCTATTAATCCTGTTGGTCCTTCTGGTCCGGCTGGTCCTTCTGGTCCTGTTGGTCCTGCTGGTCCATATTTTTTATGCTTATGTATAAAATTATTTATTATTATAGCAACAAATCCAATTATTATTACTATTATATTTCTCGTTGATAACATTTTATATTATATAATAAGATAAAATTTTAAATATTTAGTAACATCTTGGCGCACCCGGATTCCCATGAAGAGCACATGTTTTTCCTCCTGAATCTTTACATGCAGAACCATCACCATAAGGTTTCATATTTTGTGGACAGTATACACATCGTTTGCCCATACCTTTTTTAATCTCATATTTAGTTTTTTTATTATTTTCTGGGGTCCTCGCACACCAACTACCTATGCTTCCAGAACCCTGATTCGCATACTGTTGATTATTGTAACACAATCCCCCACTTATAAATTCTCCTTTCTTTACGGGATATGGAAATTCATAAGGACATTCTGAACTAGATCTTTTCAAAAAATTCGTTAACCGATTTATAGTTCCCTTTAAAACATACTGCTCATTATTTGCCTTCTTCAAGTTAATTTTACTATTGATTACTTTCTGCGTATTTTTACCTCTCCAATAATTATATTGAGTCTTCCAATGCTGCACCCGTCGTCCAGCCAACATATACTCATGTTGAGATTTTTTTAATCTATTCATCGCTTCCTTTTCAGCAGGCGTTACGACTCTTGCTGATATAGTAGATTTTGCTGATACACTGCTCGCAACCGCTTTTGGTTCACATTTACCAGGATCACCTACACGACCAATTCCAGGTATACCACATTTTTCAATTTGCATTGTTTCCCAACCTCCTCTATTTTCATTGTCAAATATTGCATTTCCACTACTATCTTGTAATCTATAACCTCTATGACTTCTAATAGTGATAGGATCACCATGTTTAACAATTTTTTTCACATCAGTTTGTGCTAAATTTTTTAAGTTTTTAAAATCAGCACGACTTATACAACCTTCACCAGGCATACATAACTTACCACCCACTGTAACATCACCTATAGTACCCATATTACCTCTCATTTCTGTATCTCCTCTTATATAATTTTTATTATCTGTATGCCAATTAAAATATGTCCTCCAATTATAAGGATTATGTTTACTTTTACCACCAGTTATATTTAAACCACCATTAACACTTACTGTTTTTTTATTCATTACCAATGGATTAAATCCACCATATGGATGTACCTTTTTCGATTTATCACACGTTTTTTGCTTATTTGGACATATTTTTGGAGCACTTTCATTAGGTGCCCACATTTCATATGTCATAACAGGCGTATTTGCATCATATCTAACATCTTGTGATATTGCCCAATTCATTTGATTTGCTTGAGCATCATAATCATTACGATTTGCCCATACTAATCTATTCTTTAAACTTAATTGCCCTGTTGCTATTGTTGGTGTATTAGCATCTCTTGCTCCAATTCCAGTAGGTCTTGAATTTGATCCAATTGTACCACTACATAATGGCAATCCTTTATCATTCTTATCTAATGTACAATTTCGTCGTGTATTTAATCCTTTTCCGGTTCGTCTACATATTGCACTTCCATTATTATCATGTTTCATACCTGGAGGACATGAACCAAATGGATGTGGGAGTCTCCCACTTGGACCTTGATCTCCTTTATCTCCTTTTAATCCTATATCTCCTTTATATCCTTTATCTCCTTTTAATCCTTGTGGACCAATATCTCCTTTTAATCCTTGTATACCTCTTAAACCTTGATCTCCTTTATCTCCTTTTAATCCTTTAGCTCCTTGCGGACCAATATCTCCTTTTAATCCTTGTATACCTCTTAAACCTTGATCTCCTTTATCTCCTTTTAATCCTTTAGCTCCTTGCGGACCTTGTGGTCCATGTGGTCCGTGTTGTCCTTGTGGTCCCATAGGTCCAATATCGCCTAGTCGTCCTTGTATACCTTGTTCACCTTTTTCTCCACGTGGACCTACAGATCCTTGTGGTCCGGTTACTCCTATTTGTCCTGCTGATCCTGCTTGTCCTGTTGATCCTTTTGGTCCTTTTGGTCCGATGGGTCCTGTTTTACCTACTTTACCTTGTGGTCCATATTTGTTATGCTTATGTATAAAATTATTTATTATTATACCAACAATTCCTATTACGATTACTATTATATTATTCGTTGATAACATCTTCTATTTAATATTTATATTATTATATCATATAAAATTTTATTATAATTAATTTTTTATTGTTACTTATTTTATTATATTAAAATTGAAATTTTTATTTATCTATTTAAATTATTAAAACATACATTTTATAATATGGGCGTTCCTAAATTATTCGCATGGCTTACTAAAAAATATCCACAAATTATTTTTGATAAAAATTTAGATAATATTGATAACTTTTTCTTTGATTTTAATGGCCTTATCCACCCATGTGCTCATAATGTTATCACTAAATATGATAACTTAACTGATAAAAATCAATTAGAACGTATTATTATTAAAAATATTATTAATTATAC